TCTTGATCTTCGGTATTGAAGTCTAGAGGAGTTCCCTTTTTATCTGTAATGAAGTATTCTTGCTCAGGAGCGAACCAGTACCCTTCGGTGTTTCCGCGAATAGCATCGCGGAGACTCGCTCTACTATTGGATTCTAGAGGCTCGGGAACTTGATCCATTGTCATGGATTCACATAGAACGAAGAATGATGGCATATCCGTTTCTTCAAGGGGGTTTGCATAAACACGCACAGGATTTAGAAGAATGTCACTGTTGTCAACATCTGCTTGGTCTGTGCTAGATCCATCATAGGACCATTGCGGACACTTAGAAAGAACGGAATCACGGGACAGACCCGCGTTCGTATCCAACTTCCAGTTCTCATATCGAACCTTACTTCGCAGGTTCTTTGTAGTGTAACCATCCAGCCACACATATTCTAGACGTACCATCATATCCTGAATTGCGTTCATTTGGATTTGTGGTTGTAGACCTTCACTCATAGTATTACCTCACTTTTTTGAATACGAAAATGGGTTCGTACTTTTGATATTCCCCATTCACTTGACAGTAGTTTTTGCATAGCGGTTTTCCATCTTCTCCAACTCTGTTCTGACCCGGCATTCCTTCCATCCGCATCTTGAGAGTATAGAGATATTTCAATCCATTCTGTTCTGCTATATTTATAGAATCTTGTTCGAGCGGAAGGTAATTTCCTCGATTTAGTATGTCTGCAATATTCCAAATCATATAGCCGTTGGGTCGTAACCACTCTGCGATTGTTTCGATTGTAGGCTGAAGGAATCCATCCCTCCATGATTCGTAAGATGAACCATGCTTCTTGTACGATTGGTTTTCATCCTCACTATACGCTTCACGGTTGAAGTATGGTGGAGACGTAAACGCAACACTGATTTCACCCTTGTGCTTTTGAAACTCTGGGTCGTGTTGAATTACCTCAGACCCGAGTTGGTGGATTTCATATGTGTTAGTCTCAGGAAACAAACCACACCCGCGATAGGTCTTCGTATTGTAGAAGTCTGCAATATCGGCATACTTGGATCTACCATCATAGAAGTTATCTGGATTGGGATCAGTTCCGATGTAGTGAATCTTTCTATTATCATTTGCAGACATCGCACCGAGAATACGACCACCCCAACCCGCAGAGGGATCGTAGATCTTGATTACTTCATCGTCCTTGAACTCCTCGGTATATCTGTCCCAGATGTACTTTGCAGTCATTGGAGGGAAGTTGACCGCAGGTTGGATATAACCGATTCGGAAAGCAGCGAATCCCTTTGGAAAGATACGATTACCCTTTTTGTACAGACGCACGCTATACACACGATCATCAGGCATATCACTGATATCAAAGGTAGAGTGATGTCGATACTCTAGAACTCCGTCATGTTTCAGAGACACAACTTGCTCTTTTGTCAACTGAAGAATATTAGAGTGGTCTACCTGATTGTAACCACTATTCATACCCTCTTTGATCTTGACCTGCTCCAACATAAAGTCATGTTCCCCGAAGATCTCACGATTAGATCTAACCGTTCGGATGTACTCGGCGGCATCATTACTTTCAATGATGGTGGTCTTCTTATTATTCTTGATACATGACGGTGCGTGAAGATACATCGAATCTCTCTTGAAGTGTCGATTACACCCCTTGATCATTCGCTCCTTGAATCTATCATCTGCGAAAAGATCGTAGATAGAGTATCCTGTATCCTTCTCGGTGTAGTTGATGCGAACTTTGTACATGTTTGGGAACCACTGATCTGCCTCGACCCCAAGTTTACTTGTGTTGACAATGACATCATCCTCAACTTCAGTACCTAGACTGTCGGTAAAGGTAAACTTATGGATAGGATAGGAACACATCTTGTTCCACTGGTCAATGATTTCTCGATCTTCCTTACCTCTTCGTGGGGGAACATTCTCATTATCCCAGATGTCAACTACAGACTTCCTGAGATTTACAACCCACTGTTCAAACTGATCAGGGTTCATCTCAAGTAGTTCTTCAAAAAGAACATTGATGTCCGAGTCTATCAGATGTGTATTCTTGCCGTAGTGTGTCATTTGCAAATCTTACTGAAGTTGTTTTTCTTCTCGAACCGAATTGTCCCATCAAACTTGTCGTGTAGTTGGTCTGACTTGTGACTAATTACAAAGATGTTGTTGTTCTTTCCAAACCCCTTGAGGATCTTCAAGAACTCATCTGTACCAACTGCATCAAGACTAGAATCGAATACCTCATCCAGAATCAACAGGTTACAATTGGTGCTGTTGCGTAGTGTAGCAACTTCTCTCCATGCAAGCAAGAGCGAAAGATCAATTCTTAGTCTTTCACCCTCACTAAAATTATGGTATGAGAACTCGTCACGGTGACGGCTCTTGATGGTCTCGTTGAAGTTTTCATCCAACTCAAATGTAACGAAGAACTCCATACTCTTGAGGTATTGGTTGATTAGCCTATTCATGATAGGCAGATAGTGCTTGATAATTTTTGCCTTGATTCCGGTATCCTTGAGCAAAAGGGAAGCAACTTCATAATTATTTTTGTCTCGGATCAACCCCATCCGCTCACACACAAGATCCTTACCTTCTACGGCAAGTTTCTTCATCTCTTCTTTGTCTTCGTCAATCTTTCCGCGTTCGGTTGTGGTTCGCTCAATATCCGTCTTGAGTTTAGAGATGTACTTCTTCGAGGATGTAATATTACCTCTCCGTGTTCTAATCTCTTCTTCAAACACACGAATAGCAGACAGGACTTTCTCAACCTCTTCCAATCTTGTAGAAGCATCATCTAGTTTACCCTGTAGTATTTTTTGATCTGTATCCCGCCGATCGATAGTATCTTTCATACTCTTGATCATCTTGTCTTTATGGTCAGCATCGATCTTCTGAGAACAGGCAGGGCAAGTATCATTGGTCTCATAAAATTCTATGGATTCTTTGACTGCTTTGGTGTCTCTTTTCGAGTCTCTAATTGATGCCTTTGTGTCGGTAATCTCCGTCTGTACTTCCGCCTTACCTTGACCTGCTTCAAGTAGTTTCTCAATTTTACCCTCGATGCTTTCTATCTCTTTTTCAATTCGATCAATGTCTTTTCTGCTGCTTTCGATCTCAGTTTGATGTGCTTCGATTGCATCATCAGATCTGGATTGGATATCCTTGATCAACTTTTCTTGGGTCTCAATCTTAGTTCTTACAATATCCACCTTGTAATCAATATCCTTGATGAGATCCTTTGATTGAGACAACCTAGACTTGATGATGGAGTTCATCGCAGAAAAGATATCGATGTCCAAAAGAGTTTCCACAACGGCGCGTCTATCTGCGGTGGACAATTTCATGAACGGCACATAATTGGATGACCCAAGAACAATCACTTGACAGAACGATCTATAAGACATCTTGAGAATCTGCTCCTCAAGCATTGTCTGGTAGTCCTTAGCATTTGAGTTTTGATCTACTAGTTTTCCGTTCTTGTAAATCTCGAAGACTTTAGGCTTGTGACCTCGACGAACCAAGTATTCGTTTTCTCCGATCTGGAACCCAATCTCAACAATGCAATCTTTATCGTTTACACTATTGATTAGTTGGGGAATGTTCGTACCACGAAAAGACTTACCGAAGAGACAGTAAGTAAGTGCATCTAGCACTGTCGATTTACCTGCACCATTTTCACCCGCAATGAGTGTGGTTGGTCGCTTGGTAATGTCGATTGAGGTGAAGTAGTTACCTGTGCTAAGAAAGTTTTTCCATCTGATTGCTTTGAAGGTAATCATGCTGTTACTAGAATCTCCTTTGGAGACCACCAGTCTGGAGCGTCTCTATTTGTCCACTTAGCAAAGTAGGATTTTTCTCCGTGGTAGTAGTTCCGATACGCTTGAACAGCAGATTCATCCTTGTATTGTTCCGGCATTGCTTGTGCAAACGGAGTCAGACTACCGATTGGAATATTGATAGGGAACTCATCTTCCAAATACCTAAGCAGTTTTTCTGCCTTGTGAATCTTACCATATCTGTGCGTATACTCTTCACACAGAGCAACACCGTGAAGACTCAACCAGTTGTAATTTAGGTGGGTCTTCATACACCACTGTGTGCATGGGTGACCTACGAAAGAAGCCTTCCACAGAGTATCCTCTCGGATATCCTCCAGTTTCCATCTTTTGATTTTTCTAGGACGATCACCCTTGGACATATCGTAGTACTCTGTTCCATCAAGTACACGATGTGCAGTTGAAAGCATCTGTCCCGTTTCTAGGATCATCTTCACGACATGTTTATCGCACGATTCTTGTGCGGCGATAACAGGGTCGTGGTCGAGTACAAAGATATTCATTGTGTGATAGCCTCCATATAGATGTCCTTGAAAATCTTCTTGAGTTCGGATGGATTCTCTACCTCATCGGATAGAGAGTCGATCTCCTCGTAGATTATATCAAGTGTTCCTTTTGCAAGATCAACTCGTTCTTCTTCGCCGATATCTTCCTGAATGTCCTCTACAACTTGGACACTTACAGGTTGAACAGAGTATAGTTTATCAAGCACTTTGTCGAATGTAAAGGGAAACTTTTTGTTGGCTACAAATACCTTTACGAACTTGTCTTTGTAATCAGAGTAATCGGCAGTCATGTATTGCATAGCATCCACTGCCTCATCATCATAAACAAAAGAGTGAAATAGCCTTCTTTCGTTTTCAATAAACTCTAGATCGGTGGTGCTTGTATCAAACACATGAAAGCCTTTTCTCTCGTTGAGATCTGAGAAAGTCAGTTGATATTGTGTGCCTAAGTAATGCACGTTACCTTTGGTTTGCTTTGAGTGAAAGTGACCAGACAAAACCATAGAGTATTTTGCAATCAATGACGGATCCATGCCGCCGTCAAACTTGACCCCTCTCATCACTTCGTATCCATTCAACTCGAAGTGACCGCACAAGTAGTTTGCAGATTTATGCTTGATGAACTCGACTGCCTCTTCGTAGTTCTCTTTATTGATCCACGGTACAAAGGAAAATGGAATACCATCCAATCGAACTAGTTCAGGCTTCTCGTAAATACGAAAGGAATCTGTATTAGAGAAAACCTCCCGAAGAGAGTTTACCTTGTTTGTATTTCTATAGTAGGTGTCGTGGTTTCCCAGAATGCAATGGATAGTAATACCCATTTGCTCTAGAGGTTCTACAAACCTTTCACGAACTTGTGTGAGCGTATTGAAGTTAGCGTACTTACGTCTATCAAGAAAGTCACCCAAGTGAACAATCTCAGTGACGTTGTTTTCTTTGCAGTACGGGAAGAATTGATTCTCGAAGAAGTCGAGAGAGTAGTCTAGAAATACAGGAGAATCGTTTCTTGCACCGAAGTGGGTATCATTGATAAAAGGTATTTTCACGTTTAGTCTCCGAAGAATTCATCGAGAGTTGCTCCCGAGTCGTCTTTGACTTTTTTGGTCTTCTTCTTAGATTTAGGAGTGAAGTTTTCAATATCAGTTTCGGACAGGTTGAACTTTTGCTTGAGGGTCTTGTCATCCTCCCATGCTGGAAAGTTCTTGTAGAACTCTGATTGTTCAGCAACCTTATACTTCACATACATCTGCTTCTTCTCTTTTTGGATCCTGCGTAGAAAGGCATAATAGATCATTTGAGTGAAGTATGAAAATGGATTCTTAGACTTTTCGGGGTCAAAGTTATGAGCGTACATTAGGCAATTTTCAATACCATCACCAATCATCTCTTCTCTATATTCATAGTTGATGAAGTTAGGCTTGTATGATAGATGTTCTGCGATCTTCATGAAGCATTCACCAATGTACTCTGACACTGGGGGTCTAGACTCACCGATGTCGTCTGCTTCGATCAC